CACAACTATGACTGTGAATTCCTCCACTGTTGCCATTGCAGCGACAGCAACGGGAATTGGATCAACAACACTCAACACAGCACTTCTGTCATCCACCCATACATCAATTGCTGGTACTACAAGTCCAGGTGTAACTACAGTTGCTTCTTATGATTCACCATATGATGCAAACTACTTCTTTGTTGCTATTCAGGATAACACAAACAACAATTATGAAGTTCTGGAATTTGTTTGCTTGAATGATAGCACCACTGAGAACATCATTGAATATGGAAATGTTCAGACAGGTGGAAATCCAGTCCAGTCCATTGGTGTTGCCAGAACTGGAACTCAGATTGACCTTCAAGTCACACCAAACACAAGTGCTGATACTGTTGTTAACACTTTCTCTATTGGTCTCCAGATCTTCGATGATAATGGCGAGGCAACCAATTATGATAATGGTCTTGTACAAATCAATAGTTTGTTCCAGAGTTACACAGGAACTAAAGTTGATGTAAGAAGCAACTTTGATCTGAAGTCTGGTGGTTTGGATATCTTTAAGAGATCATTTGATGGAAGTGATTCTGCAATCGTTGATACTGCAAAACAAACAGTCAGAATTAACAATCACTACTTTGTAACTGGTGAACAAGTTTTCTATGGTTATGAAACAACACCGATTGGAATTGTTACAGCAACAGTTCCTGGAATTGGTTCTACAGATCTTCTCCCACAAGATCTCTACATCGTTAAGTCTGGTGCTGATCAGTTGAAGTTTGCTTCGACTGCTGAGAATGCATTAAAAGAAAATCCAGAAGTTCTGATTATCAACTCTGTTGGCGCTGGAACATCTCATAGCATTACTTCAACCAATCAAAATGCCAAGTGTTTGGTTGCCATCGACAATATGATCCAATCTCCAATCTCGGAGACTAAGATCTATTCAACATTGGATGCTAATGTGATCCTTGGACCAACTCTGGAAACAACAGGAATCACTTCCTTCTATCCAGATGATGTTATCAAGATTGATGATGAATACATGATTATTACGGGTCTTGGTGGCAACAATCCAACAGATCTGCAAGTTTTGAGAGGTCAGTTGGGTTCTCTGTCAGTTCCTCACACAGTTGGAGCAACAATCCAGAAGTTTGTTGGTCAGTACAACATTACTGGAAGCACAATCAACTTTGTTGGACCTGCTGAAGGTCAGACTCCACTGAGCACAACAACTGGCAATCCAAATTACAGAGATTGGACTGGAATCACAACTCACTCCACATTCCAAGGAAGAGTCTTTACAAGAACCGCTCCTGTTGGTTCTTCAAGTGAGACTTATTCAAACAACTATGTGTTTGATGACATCTCCAAAGAGTTCACTGGAATCAGAAGTGAATTCACTCTCCAAGAGAGTCAAGGAAACACAGTTGGTTATTCCACCTATAATGGAATTATTCTTCACAATGGAGTTTTCCAACAACCAAGTTCTTCAACTGCAACTAACGCTTACACTCTGTCTGAAGGAAGTGGAATTACTACCATCACTTTCCAAGGAACTGGAATTCAAGACGGTTACGATCCCAATAAGAGCAACATTCCACTGAGAGGAAGAATCATTTCTGTTGGTTCGACACAAGGATTTGGTTTCCAACCTTTGGTTGCTGCTGGAGGAACAGCAGTTGTCTCAACCGCTGGAACCATCACCTCAGTTGCTATTGCGAGAACTGGTTCTGGATACAGATCTGGAATTCAAACCGTTGTTAATGTTGGTGTTCAGACTTACAGTGATGGTGTTGTGAATCTCGAATTCATTGGAACTGCTGCAATCAGTGGTGGTCATATCGTGAGTATTGCAATCACCAATCCAGGAACTGGATATACCTCAACCAATCCACCTGAGGTTGTTATTGATGCTCCATTTGGATATACCAATGTCCCACTGATTTATAGCGGAATCACGACTGCTGGAGTAGGAACAGAAGCGAAAGTCAACATTGTTGTTGGACAAGGTTCAAGCGTTATTGACTTCCAGATTGTTCAAACTGGATACAACTATGGTGATGATGAAATTCTTACTGTGGCAATTGGCGGAACCGTTGGAATTCCAACTGACACGACCAAGACATATGAAGAGTTCCAGTTGACTGTTGAGAGTCTTTATGACGACACATTCAATGGTTGGTCGATTGGTTCACTTCAGGTTATGGATCCTCTTGACACCTTGTTTGATGGAACTACTAAGAAGTTCCCAATGTCCGTTGCTGGAATTGTAACATCCATCGAAACTGAATTTGGTGGACCAATTGATCTGGATTACAACTTGTTGGTCTTTATCAATGATATTCTCCAACAACCAGTTGTTGCTTACACGTTTGAGGGTGGAAGTCACATTACATTCTCTGAGGCACCTCAGATTGGTGATTCGTCCAACATCCTCTTCTATAGAGGAACGATGCCAATTGATGTTCCTGTTAAGGAAATTATCGATAACATTAAAGATGGAGATATTCTGAAAATTAATAATGATCCACTGAGGGGTCAGGATGAAACCTTGGATCAAGATCCAAGAACTGTCACTGAAGTTGTAACCAACTCGTTCGTAGAAACCAATCCCTACACTGGTGGTGGAATCACTCAAGATAACACATTGACTAGACCAGTTACCTGGTGTCGTCAGACCGTTGATAAGATTATTGATGGCAAACCAGTCGCTAAGGACCGAGAGAATTATGAACCAAACATCTTTGGTGCAGCATATCTTCTCCAACCAGTCGGAGTTGGTTCAACTGTGGCATATGTTGACAATGTAACTCCAATCTTTGACCAATACAATGAACTCCCCCAGACAGAAGTTTCCTATCAGAATAAAATTATTCTGACCTCACAAGATACATTGACCGCAGCTGCCGCAACAGCGACAGTTTCCACTGCTGGAACAATCACAGAATTTACAATTACAACTGCTGGTATTGGATATACTATCGCTCCTGCTGTCACAGTTTCGACTCCTGTTGGAGTCGGAACAACACAAAGAGCAACAGGAACAGCGGTTCTGAGTGGTTCAACAGTCGGTTCTATCACGGTGACCTCACCTGGAACTGGTTATTCTTCAGTCGCACCAGCGGTTTTGATTGAACCACCAAAACTGATCTCCGAAACTCTCACTGTTACCAACTATTCTGGTGATTTTGGTATTATCGTTGGAGTTGGAACCACGACTTCTGGTTCTAACAGTCAATTCTACTTTGACACCTTCATTCCTTCTGATTCTATAATGAGAGACACCAGTTTCGTTGGAACTGCGGTCACAATTAGTGGAATTTCGACTGGTGATTACTTCGTTGTTTCTAACACGAACCTTTCCGTTGGTGGGACGTTTGCCACACGCGACACCGCGAGTGGTCACATTGGAATCGCAACAACGGCTCTTGATGCTGTTTATCAGGTTTCTTCTTTCGAAGACAATGATCAAATTATCCACGAAGGTTCACTTGTTGGTTTCACAACCACACTGAGAAGGGTCTTCGTTAACGTTGATAACTCAGGAACCATTGGTTACACAACTGCACCTTATATGGGTGATTTCAGTTGGGGCAAAATTGACATAGAGACTTCGACTCAATCCTTTAGTTTCTATGGTGACCAAGGTTATAGTGGAATTTCCACTTCTGGTTTAATTACTCGTTATAACCCACTTAAGTATGTCGGTTACACAACCGCCTAAAACACCACTAAATAAAGAAAAACTTTCCACAAATGGCAGCAATAATTACTGACCAACTTCGTATTTTGAATGCCAAGAATTTTGTTGCTGGCGTCCAGTCAACTACAAATTCTTATTATACATTCATTGGACTTCCCAATGCTTCTGATTACCAATCAGATTGGGACACAAATCCTCCTGCACCAAAGGATAATCTGGATCAGTCCAATGATTATTGGGATACAATGCTGGCTCTGAAAAAGATCAGCACAAGTGATGTTGCTCAGGTTGTGAGAAAGATTACCTGGGCATCTGGAACCACTTATGATATGTGGAGAAACGACATCAGTCGTTCAAATCCATCAGAACCCTCTGGTGCGTTTGACATTTATGATGCAAACTTCTATGTGATGAACTCTGATTTCAGAGTTTACATCTGTTTGTACAATAATGCAACTCCTGAGAACAATTATCAGGGTGGTCCTTCACTGGATGAACCAACTTTCACTGATTTGGAACCAAGAGCTGCTGGTTCCAGTGGTGATGGTTACATTTGGAAGTATCTTTACACCATCAAACCATCCCAAGCGATCAAATTTGACTCAACTGACTACATTCCAACTCCTGCAAACTGGGATAGCAACTCAGATGACGCTTCTGTAAGGCAAAATGCAGGAACAAGTGGCCAATTGAAGGTCATTACCATCAGAAATCGTGGTGTTGGGCTTGGAACTGCTAACTCAACTTACCTAAATGTCCCCATTTTGGGTGATGGACAGGGTGGAAAGGCAACTGTGGTCATCGACAATGACTCAAAAGTGGATTCTGTCACCGTTTCTGACGGTGGATCGGGATATACCTTTGGAACTTTGGATTTGGCAGCTGGTGGAGTTCCAACTGGCACCACTGCAGCCGTTTTTAACGTTATTATTCCCCCAAATGGAGGCCACGGAGCTGATATTTACCGTGAATTGGGTGCATATAACGTTCTGACATATGCCAGATTCGAAAATGACACTGAAAATCCTGATTTTATCACGGGAAATCAGTTTGCAAGGGTTGGGTTGATTGAAAATCCACTTGCTGAGGGGTCAGAAAGTGTTCTGAACACCGATAAAGCAGCTGCAACTTACGCTGTAAGACTTACGGGTGTTGGTTATAGTGAAGCAACCTTCACTGCTGATGATTATGTGACTCAAACTGTGGGTGTTGGATCAACTGCAGTAGGTAGAGTTGTTTCTTATGATCAAACAACAGGTGTTTTGAAGTATTGGCAAGACAGAACCAACTGTGGTTTCAACTCCGATGGTACCCAAAACACAAATCCTGTCTATGGTTTCAGAGAAAACAGATTCACCGCAACTCCAAACAGTGGAGATTTGATTGTTCGTGGTGGAAGCATCAATTTGGGCATTGATACTGGTTTCCAAGGTGTATCTACGGTAATAAATAACAGAACATACTACCTTGGTCAGACGTTTGAGTCTGGACTTGCTGAACCAGAATCTAAGAAATACTCTGGAAACATTGTTTATGTTGACAACAGGCCATCTGTAACCAGATCTGCCTCTCAGAAAGAAGACGTTAAAATCATCTTGCAGTTCT